CTTTCAGCACGTCGATCTCACCCTGCAGGCGGGCCACATCGTGTATGTCTCGGGCGCGCGTCAGGTTGTCCAGCGCTGCGTCCTTCGACTCACGGAGGTGGATGACCAGCTGCGTGAAATCTGCTGCACGGAGCCGGGAGTACGTGTGGAGGGCCATGTCATTCGGTCGCTTCACTCTCGTACTCCTAAGCGTGTGTATGTGTACGTGCTAACTTCTGATGGCTACATGCTAACAAATGTCACTGAGCTTGCGAAGGGGCTGTATCAACAACCGCATCGTCGACTGCTTTAAAGCGCGGTGGCGAATACGTCAGATTTAAGATCCGCACGATCTCGAGGGTGGTGAATCCGAGCGCCCTCAGCTCCTGAATGTCCTCACCCACCGTTGGCTCCCGAGAAGTGGCCGGTCACCGGAGCGCCGTTCTGCAGCGTGGCGCCAGGGCCCGGGCGCGGGCCGGGTGCGCCCTGCGGGCCCTGCATGTTCGGCGTCGGTGCCCCGGGCAGCTGCGGCGGCGGGCTCATGCCCATGATCTGCTGGATCTCCTGCGGCACCATCGGCGCCTGACCCGGCAGCAGCACGCCGTGCTTGAGCATGAACTGCTGCGCGAACTGCAGCTGCTGCATCTGCTTCTGCTGAGCCTGCGCGGCCTGCTGCTCCTGCTGCCAGCGCTGCTTGAGGATCGGCATCGGCGCCACGATCTCGTCGGCGGGCATGTCGAGGGTCTTCACCGCGTTGCGGATCAGCTCGGCGATGCCCTCCTTGCCGACCACGTCCTGCACCATCTGGTTGCCCAGCGCGACCTGCAGGAACTGGCTCTGCTTCTGCTGCGCGGCGTCCTTTTGCATCAGCGCGACCGCGCCGCGCGCGACGACGTTCACCGCGCCCTTCAGATCCGGGTCGGTGCCGTAGCGCATGTTGTAGTAGTAGAGCCGGTCGATCGCGGGCTCGATCACCCGATCATCGACGTTACCGATGACCTGCTTGATCGACTTGCCGGCGTTGCCCATCAGCATCGACATGCCGGAGGCCGTGCGGCCGGCGCCGCCGGTGGGCGAATCGCCCGTCATGTAGCGCGGGATGCCGGTGTATTCGTCAGCCAGATTCGAGAACTGGTTGTAGACCATCATCAGCTCTTGCGACATCGACTGCGGCTGGAAGAACTGCATCGGCGGCTGGGAGCCGGACATCGGGTCGGAGGTGACCTGCCAGATTTTCCACGGGAAGATCTGCGTGATCTTTTCGCCTTCGGGCAGCCGGTCGACGTTGTAGACCACCTGCGGGCCGCTCGCGAGCCCCATGTTGTTGACCAGGGCGCGCGCGGCCGCGTTGCAGATCGCCTGCGAGTCGCGGCACAGGTCGGCGACCGAGTTGCCCCAAAACGCGCCAGGGACTTCCTCGTAGCTCGCCTTGTAGTAGGGCTTGCGGCCGAGCGGGTCGGGGTTCATCACCGCCTTGATCACCCAGTTGCCGATGAGCCACGCCTCGATGGGGTATTCAGCGAGCGGATCGTCGATCTCGCCCTCGTCCATGCCCCAGTCGAGCAGCATCTGGCCCTGCACGCTGCCCCAAAACTGGAGCGCATCGATGAGCTCGGACGGGTTGGTCGCGACCCCGATGGTCGCCTTGCCCTCGGCGGTGGCCTTCGCCTGATCGACGTACAGCCACTCACGCAGGCCGCCCTTGCCGTAGGCTTCGAGCACCGCGCGGATCGCCTTGTCCGAGTACCCTTCGACCCCGATCAGCGCATTCAGGTCCGCGCGCTGCAGCTTGTGACGCTCGATCAGCCAGCCGTCCTCGATGTTCGAGGCGTCGGGCGCGGGGTACATCATGAACGGGTCGACGCGTTCCCACTCGAGCGCGAGCTCCTCGCGCACGTCGGGCGCCCAGCCGGTGGGGCCCTGCATCCACTTCAACTTCGGGCGCTTGCGCACCACCGGGCCCTTCATGAAGGCGGCCGGGAAGGTCGTGATATCGTCGATAAACTCACCGAACGAGCGCACCCAGCCCCCATCGATGAGCTGTGTGTGCATCTTGCGCTCCATGCGCGCGGCGTCCTGCTGCGCCATGTCCTGCAGCTGCGCCATGCCGACGTCTTTCAGCGCCATCAGCATCTGGCGCACCTCGAAGTCGGTCGGGTTCTGGCCCGCCTGCATCACCTTCATGAGCTGCTGCTGCGCGACCGCCATGATCTCCTGCAGCAGCTGCGGGGGCATGTCCGCGACCGGCGGCGCCTCGATGGTCCACGGTTTGTCGTCGGTGGAGGTGACCATCACGTCGCGAATCCAGCTGGCCGCGGCGCGGCACTTGTTCGACGTGAGCATCATGTAGATCGCGGTGCCGCCCTGCTCGGCAATCTGCGCGATCATGTCAGGGTCGTACTCGCCGCGGCGCTGTCGCACCGACTGCAGCATCCGCTGCTCGGCGGTCATTTCCTTCGCCTGCCGCGCCTGATACCAGTATTTTCGGATGTGGCCGGCGAACCCCTGCACGACGGGGTCGTTGTTCGCGGCCTGGGCGGCAGCGCGCTCCTCGGCGAGCAGCTGCGCGACCGATTTCATCGGCATGATGCCGCCGATCGTGGTGGCGCCGGGTGCGGCGCTCGAAGTGATATTCAGGGCCTGTTGCACCATTGCCGGCTCAGTCGAAGGTGTGTGAACCCGCTAACGTATAGCACACAGGCTGCTAACTGGACAGCGTCAGGCCCAGCGGTACGGCGCCTTTTCGATCGGCCGCGCGGCGCTGCGCATCGACCCGCCGGTGGCGTTGCCGTCGGCGTGCAGGCAGGCGTACTGGTGGCCATCTGCCACATGGGAGTGTCGGTTCTTCTCCGGTGAGTCGTCGACATCTCCGTTATTTTTGATCTTGTAGCGGTAGCCGCCGCGCAGCGCGTTAATAAGCGCCCTGCATGACGGATCGATCAGGTGCGCAGGCTTGCCATCCACCATGCGGGTGAGCCACGAATCCACCGCGTTGATGCGTGCGGCGATTGAGTTCGTCTTCGCTGTCACGACACGGAATCCCTCTTGCTTCAGGATATCCACGACCGAACGCTCATCGGTCTGCGCACGTTGGTTGCCTGCTGGATCGCAGATGATGAGGACATTCATGCCCGCGAAGCGGCGCGCGATGAGTGGCTTCAGCAACTCCCGGCTAAAACGCAGCGCGCCCATACCATCACTGGTGAGATCTGCAAAGGTAAGAAGCCGGCCCTGCGGGTCGATCTGGTTGATCGTGCAGGCTGGCGTGAGTCCCAGGTCCATGCCGATCAGGAGCGGGTGGGTGCTCATGCGGATCGGCCGCAGCTCGCTTTTCGCCACATGTAGGTCGCTGTCGAAGGCGCGAAACACCGGCTGGCCGGAGAGCGACTTGCCGAACTTGCCGTGCACGAAGATGTCGATCCAGTCCTGCGACTTCCCCTCGCACAAGTTTTCGTAGTAGTCGGGCTTGAGGTACTGGTGCCAGTCCGCTTCCGGCGAGAGCCCCGAGGGCTGGAAGAACACCGCGGCGTTGTCAGGCGGGTTCGAGAGGTAGGTCTCCCAAAACGTGTCCATGTCGGGCGGGTTCGACTGGCCCCAAAACTTGTCGATCTGGTTGCCGTAATCGTCCTGCGAGCCCACGCCGTTATCGGCCTTCGACGGGTACCGCCCGAGGCGCCCCTGCAGCGTGTGGAACACCTCGGGGTTCAGTTCACGAAACTCGTCTGCGATGCCGAACGTCGCCTGCAGCGACAGTAGCCGTCGCACGTCCCCCGCGTCGTCGAGGCCCCGGAACAGCACCTCGCACTCGACGTCAGCGAACTTCAGGACGAATTTGTAGTTGGTCTTTTCGTAGTTGCCCGCGAGCCCGTCCGGGTACCAGCGCAGAAAGTCGGGGATCGAGGTGTCGCGCAGCTGCTCACGCGACTGTCGAATCCACACCGCGCGGGAGCGCCGGATTCCGTCTTTGCATGCCTTGATGCGCTTCGCCTCGTAGGCGATCTTCAAGATCCCCGCGGTGGTCTTCGTTGAGCCGACCGGGCCCACCACGAGGTTGATGAACTTGTCACTCGTGAAGAAAGGGACCAGCGTCCCCGGTGGCGTATATACGGCGGTGCTCATGCGTCAGGGATCTCATGGTCGGGGATGTCGATGGTGAGCACCGGGTCAGGCGGGGTGATGTCCTTCTCCTTGGGGCGTGCGTCCACGGTCGACGGTAAGTTGATCGTGATCGAGAAGCCCGGGCCGGATCCGGCGCCCGCGGCGGCCTTCGGGGCCTTGTCGCCCCACTTCACGAGGGCTTCGGTGACCGCCAGCTTCTGCATCAGAGGCACCTCGGACGACAGGCCGATGCGCAGCAGGTCGTCGAGCATCATCTCGGCGCCCAGGCCCGCCTTGGTGCGGAAGGTCCAGCCTTCGGCCGCGAGCTCGGCCTGCTTGGCCGCCACCGCGTCGAGGAACGGCTGCCACTTCGAGAGCTGCTCCCAGCGGTGCCCCGCGAAACCGAACCGGCGTGCGATGTCCTCCGGCTCCTCGAGGCCCTTGGCCATCTCCGCGACCATCTCGGAGGGGACCTGCAGGTTCGCGTCGCGCAGCGGGTCGGGGGTGATCTCTCGGGTCATGCCAGCTTCTTGATCTTCGTGATCGCGACGCGCGGGATCGTCATGGTCTCGCTGAAGTCGCTCGAGAACTCATCGGCCCCGCGGCTCAGCGCCAGCGTGATGGCGTGCTTCGAGTCGTGGATCAGGAAGCCCACGGTCTCGCACCGGCTCGGCTGCCAGAAGCCCTTGGGCGCGTCGTTGAATCGCTGCCAGCCGCTGTTCGAGCAGCTGTCGACCCATGAGACCAGGACCATCTTCGGGCGCGGTTTAATTGAGCGTGCGGGCATTGGACGTGTTGCCAGAGAAGTCTGCGATGTACCGCGCGATGTCGCCCAGTGCCGAGGCCATCATCGCGTTCACGTAGGGGTCGTTGAGGTTGCCGTTCGCATGCGCGTCAAGTTCGCCGTTGGCATCCATGAAGAAGCGGATGACGAACAGCGGGTCGCCCTCTGGCGTCGCGATCGGCTCGCTCGAGACTTCGACGTCGCTCATTTCTGCTCCTGTCTCTTGAGGTATTCGCTCAGCGCACGTCGCACATGCTCCGACATGGGCGAACCTTCCGCCACCGCGTGCTGCTTCAACGCCTCGACCACCCGCGGAGGCAGGAAGAAGTTGCAGCGAATCATCGGCTCCGCGGTCTTCGGCCTGCTCATTGCGCAACAACCCAGTCGGTTGCGTTCAGCTCAGCAATGGTCGTATGCCAGACCGCGACGGTGCCGTCAGCCTCGGTGACGTCGAAACGTCCCGGGTTGCGGGTCGTCGTCTTGCCGTCGGCTGCCACGTGAGGCTTCGTTGCCGCGCGGCCGGTGCACGTCATCGTGCGGCCTTCGTCCCACGCCTCGCGGCGCACGCGCTCACCGGCCATCATCTGCTCGAGTGCTTCGTTGAAAATCATGGTGCGAGAATCCAGTCGTTTGCCATCAGGTCGGCGGGCTCCGGCGCCCAGGCCGCGAATGAACCGTCCGACTCCACACGGTCAACCACCGAATGTGTGAGCCGCTTGCCGGCCCGCAGGTATTCGATGTCGGCCACCTCGAGGAACTCGTCCTCATGCCACAAGCCGCGCTTCACGCGCTCGCCGGCCTTGAGCCACGTCAGCGCGGTGCTGAAGTCGACAAGTTGGCCAGTCAGGGGTAGCTCAAGTTGCTCCATCACAACTCCTTTGAATTCGGGGTGTGAGCACGGCCCCCCGGGGAGAGAACCTGCTCACGTGGATGGCGAACAGGTGGCAAGCTGTCAACCAACATGACTAGGTTAGCAGGTTGATATGTATGTGTACAGCGTCTATGGCATGTCGGGCCACCATTCGTTCGCCTTGATTCGGTTCCACTCGGTATCGATGATCTGCAGGTTCGCTGGGACATGCAGGCCGCT